CAGTTACTGCCCGAAGATACCGTAACAACAACACCAGCATCAATAGCGATTGGACCTGTACTCATTGCATTACTACCACTAGGGATAGTATAGCTTGTAGTTACTGTTTGTCCGTTCTCTACGAATACAGCATCTGAGCCACCACCAGTAGCACCACCACCTACACTGCCCCAGCTCGTACCATCGTAGCCTTCAAAGCCACCATCTGTAGAGTTGAAGCGTAGATAACCTGCACTAGGAGAGCCATCTCTCTGTGCTGTTGTGCCACTAGGTAGTTTAGCTGAGCCTGTAGCTGATGTACTGTCTACAATTCTAGTTACACCGTCTACTAAGTTTAGTTCCTCATCTGTTGCGTTTACTGCTGCGTTAACATTAGGGAATGTATTCTTTAGGGTAGTCTTGATACCTCTAATGTGGTCATCACCCTCACTGACATTATCAGTTGACGTAGGATTCGCAGTATTTAGTGAATCAATATAATTAAAAGTTTCGATACCCATTACCTACTCCTTATGCTGAAGCTGCTGTTACTGTTACTGTTACCTGTAGTGTGTCACCTGAAATTACTGAACGACTAGAAGAGAAGTCTACTACACCATATAGTGTACCTGCTGTACCTGTTGCTGCTGTGTTTAAGAATGCACCTGCTACTGTTGCTGTGCCTGTGACTGAGAAGTCTACACTTGAAGCATTAGTCATACTACCTGCTGAAGCTGCTCCTTCTGTCCATTCTTTTCTATTACCTGAATAATCTGTAATTTCTGACCAGCTTGAGTGTGATGCCATAGTGTCACCAGCTACTGGAGTACCAGCACCTTTGAGTCCAATATACCAAGTTGTATTCTGTGTACTGGCGTGAAACTGTGTGTCGAGAATATGATTAAGACCTACTGTTGTAATTAGGTTCTTCTTCTCTTCTTCCCATTTTACGTTACCGTCTGCATCTAAACAGGTAACCTTCCATATATTCTTTAAATTTAATCCTACGTCTTTCATATTGTCTCCGTTATTATTCATCTGGGTCAGCTACTTTAGTCCAAGTAGTTGATGTGTCTTCTGCTTCGTCATTCCACAGGAAGTTATTGTCTGAAGAAGTAGAGGCATTCATACTAATAGTACCACTCTCTTCAAAGTTTGTGTTGTTCTTTATATTTTGAGTATTAGATAACGTACCAGATACAGGTACTGATACACTAGCTGCAGCAGTTGTGCCTAGTGTTGCACTTAGGATAGAAGTAGCTAGTTTGATTGCATCTTCTTCATTAAGCTCAGATAGAATAATCTGAGTCAAATCTGCTGTAACAGGATACTTAGTATTATACCCTAAATTGATACTTGAGTTACCACTAATTGTAGCAGTATCTTGATAAGTTGTATTAGCCCATACGTTGGTGTCAGTAGCCCAAGTAGTTGCTTTAGATGCCCAGGTTGATTGAGCCATTAGCCTTCAACCCCAGAGTAAATAGTTCTCACTCTCATCTGTGAACCTGAGTGTCTATCTCTAGCGTCTGCCTTTTGAATCTTATCTATAGCTTCTTTATAGGCATTAAGCCATACTGGTATTCTTTCATCATTCTTAATAAAAGGTTCAGCCTCTAGTAAAGCACCATAAAGTAATACATCTGGTGCGTTATTAGTAAGCCAGTTGTTAGTTACTGTACCTGAAGTACCATCACCTAAGGCGGTAAACTTCTCGTAGAAAGCCATCTCTAGTGTATAGGCTGAGTCAGGTACAGGAGCTAGTTGAATCTCATCACCAATAAGTGTATAAGCTCTAGGTTGCCCTGTAGAAGAACCACCATATAATCTATCTAGCATCTCAGGAGTAATGTACTCTAGTGCTGCAATAGGGTCTGTATTAAGCTGGATGTTACGCATCTGTAAGTAACCACCAGGTAGGTTAAAGTACCTCTTACTAGCTGTAGTAGTCATAGTAGAACGTACTTCCATAGCTCTGATACGTAAGTCTCTACTGATACGTGCTTCAGCTAAAGCGATGAAGTCTGGTATTCTATCTGTTAGGTCTGACCTATCTAACCAGTCTGCTATTGCTGTCTTTAATTCAGTGTATGTGCTTAATGCCATTATACTTTACCTTTAGTTGTTCTAAATGGTTCGTTCTCTGGGTTGTTTAACCATTCCCTCATACGGTCCTGGTCTCCCCATACTCCTTCTCTCATCATTTGCTCTACTAAGATAAGAGGGATTCTAGCTACTCTGTGGGAGAATTGAGAATCTCCCTTGTACTTATTGTGCCTGCTATTGAACTTATCTTTAGAGTTAAGGTCAATAACTTCCCTGATTTTATTATTGTCTTGAGAAGATACACTGGTCAGTGAGCCATCTAAGTTCTCTACTATTTTATTTTGTAATGCCATCTGTGTCTTCTCCTTAATATGTAAACCCCCACCGAAGTGAGGGTCTAGGTCAACTAGCTATTAACCAGTTGTGTAACGGATTTTACCGTTAGCTTTCTCGTTGCCACAGCGTAAGCCATACTCAACTAAAAGCATCTTCTTGTCAGAGTCACCCTCTTTCGCAATATCCACAGTTTGGAAGTCACGTAAGTAGTCAACCTCCCACATATCGTGGTCTAAGAAGTATACTACATCCTGGTCACAGTATCTATCCAACTGAATGTTGAAAGTACCAAAGTCAGAAACGTATACATCTACTGCGTTGTAGATTGATTTGTTATCATCAATAACTGACTGAGTCTGGTCAGCACGTCCTGACATAGCAGTAATTAACTTCTTATTAGTAGCACCTAATAAGATAGTTGATGGAGAACCACCTTGATTCCAACAAGCTTCAGCTGTTGTAGTTACATCTGCTTCAGTAATAGCAGCGTGAGTACCTGAAGTACCAGCATCTGTTACGTTAGTAGTGATGAAGTTAGCAGCACCACGAGTCTCACGTGCTGTGCCTGCTGCACCTGCTGCTGCTGCATTATCTGCAAGCAATGACATTTCCATATCACGCTTAAGTTCCTTAGAAACTTTAGCTAATTGGTAAGCCATCTCAGACTTCTTACCAGCATTATTAACAGTCTCCTGCGTACCAGTAACTTCCACAACCTTCTTAGAGATTTGAGTGTAGTTATCAACACGAGTAGTGTCTGTCATAGAAGCTGCACCTACTGCTGCTCCTTCTATGTGATAGTTAGTATTTACAGCTGTTGCCAGTGCATCAGTTTGCCATTCAAAGTGCGTATTAGATACTGTACCTTTCTTAGCGATACCAGATAGAAACGGAGTCTCTGTTGGTGAAATGTCGTAGATTACGTCAGACAGTTCCTCACGGATTGCATTCGCATCATACGTCTTAAATTGTGTAGTTGTTGCCATATTATTTCCTTATTCAAGCATATCATAAAATACGGAAGCTGCATCATTCTGATGTCCAGACTTCCTTAACCTTGCACGCTTCTTCTTTGCTGCTTCTGTTACAGATTCAGACTTAACCTTACCTCTTCCAGACTTCTGTACCTTAGGAACTTTCTTTACTGCTTTCTTTTTAGGCTTCACCTTATTAGTTAATTTATCAAACTCCATCGCCTTCTTAAGAATAAGAACACTACGGTGGTCTGCTAATTGGTCAACTTCTTCTGGTGCATATCCTGAAGATATAGCAAACTTTCTAATATCTTCTTTAACAGTAGAGTTCTCATCACTCCACTCAGGTAAAGCTTCAGTAAGCTTAGAGTACTGGTCCTGAACAAAAGTTGCTCTGGCTTGTGCCTCTTGTGCTTGTTGCTGTTGCTGCACAATCTTTTGTTGTTGTGTAGCGTTCCTTGCTTTTTCCTGTGCATCTCGGTACTCATCCTTCTTAAGCATATATGCGTATGGGTCTTCCTCTTTAAGGTTCTCCCAGTCCACATCTTTAAACTCTTGAAGTTTAGATTGCTGTTGTTCTCTCAACATTTGCAAGCCATTAGCGTACATTTGTCTCTCTTGTTCTAGCTTAAGACGCTCAGCTTGAATTGCTTCATTGGCTTTACGTTGTTCAGCTACTTCTTGAGACTTACGAGTATAGTCAGATTGTCTTTGGTAACCAGCCTTAAGTTCGTCTAAATCAACTTCATATTCCTCACCACCTACCTTAATAGTATAGCTGGACTCTTCAGTTTCTTCTTCCTCTTCTTCTGGCTCTTCACCTTCTTCCTCTACTGGTTCGTCTGTCTCTTCTGCTTCCGCAGACTCAGACTCACTTTCAACTTCATCTTCCTCTGTTTCCTCAACTACTAGCTCGTCTACTGACTCACCCTCTACAGTAGTCTCGGTTTCCTCGTTTGTAGGTTGGTCATTTTCTGATTCCCACAATCCTAGGATTTTATCTGTCGCCTCTTCTGGCGAATCTATTGCCGCTCTTGTCGGCACTACATTAACTTCTTGGTTATTCTCTACAGAATCCATAGTTATTCTCCCTTGTTTTTAATCGTTGTATGTATCTTGATAGAACTCGTGCTGTCCTTCAGCCAGCTTACCAGTCTCGAGTACTGATTTAATATGTTGGTCAATTAAATCTAAACTCTTAATA